GACGGTTTTCACTTACTATTTAGACGGGATTTACAAGGTCAAGGCCATCACAATATCCGGCGACACCGACGGCGACGATTGGTCGCAGCAATGCACCTGCATCAAGGCCCCAAACTATGAGGTGCCCCGTGGCTGATTCGCTATACCAGGTAATGCAGGACGCACTTCGAGAAATGCTGGGCAACCTGCACACTGCGACGGTTGCCAGGGTCGTTCAGGTCAACGAAACGACCGTTGACGTGCAGCCGGTGATTAATCGGGTCATCGATGGGGAGTCGGTGCAGTTACCCGTCTTTGTCGAGGTACCACCGGTGACATTGCAGGGGGGTGGTTCCTATCTGGCGATGCCGGTTAGTGTCGGTGATTACTGCCTTTTGGTGTTCACTGAGCGCTGCTTTGACCGCTGGTATCAAGGCAAAGACGAGCAACCACCCGCAGAAATGAGGATGCATGATTATTCCGACGGGTTTGCCATCGTAGGGGTCAATCCCCTACAAGCAGCTATCTCCCTGCCGTCGATTATCCGGATTGAAGGAGCTGTCGAGGCGGCAGGGGACTGGAAAATTGACGGAAAACTGACGGTAACGGGGGCCATTGTCTGCGAGGATTCGGTCAGTGTTGATGGGGATATTGGAGCCAAGGGCGACATCGAGGCCACCGGGAACGTCAAGGGGGCTGACTGTGTGACCGCCGCCGGTATCAGTCTGGGAACACATATTCACCCAACGACCGCACCGGGGGCCAACACCGGATCGCCGATGCCGACAGGGGGATAAATGAGGGTTTCGCGACTCGACAAGTTCGACGATTGGACAATGGGGCAGCACCTGACAGGCTCGCAGGCCGTGGCCCAGTGCGTCAAGACCCGGATTAGGTCGTTCAAAAACGACTGGTTTTTGGATATTGGGGCCGGGATTGATTGGTTGCGGTTACTGGGTGCCAGGGGAACGCAAAAACGGATATTGCGAGAGGTCGAGCGGGTGACACTGGGTACACCTGGGGTTGTCCGTTTGACCGGGCTTGATATGCGATTAGTCGGCAGGCAGGCCACTATTTCGCTATCCTATATCGACGCTTACCGGTCAGAAAACAATTTGACGGTGGAAATATGAGATTAGACGAAAATGGGCTTCAAATCGACGAACTGACCGATATTTTGGCCGAGCTGATAACAGGTTATCGGGAAATATACGGGGCAGATTTGCAGTTGTCCCAGGATACACCGGACGGCCAACGCGTCGGCATCGAGGCCAAGGCCCGGCATGACCTGCAAGAATTGGCCCTACTGGTCTACAACAGTTTCGATCCTGACCTTGCAACGGGTAAAGGCCTGCGCTCGATTGCCAAACTTGCAGGAATAACACCGAGGCCCGGAGGCCGAACCCTTTGGGAATTGGAGGTCGAGACAAACCGAAAAGTTGACCTTCCAGTAGGATTCACTGTCGAGACAGACGGTGACAAATGGGAAACACCGCAAGCCAACCAGCTATTGGCCCCAGGTACCCACACGGTAACTTTTCAGTCGGTGGAATGGGGCAGTGTCCCGACATCGACAGGTGCCACATTCGAGATATTGACACCGGTTTTGGGCGTTGTCGGCATCGAGCCAACACCGACCGCCTTTGCCGGCTCCCCTGACGAAACCGAGCCGGAATTCCGGCAACGTCGATGGCAAAGTGTGCAAAAACCGTCACACTCCACCATCGGAGGGCTGACAGCCAAACTGCTAGACCTTCCAGGGGTGACGGACGCGATCGTGTATGAGAATCCGTTCTTTGAACAACAATTCGGGCTTCCTCCACATTCAATTTGGCCCGTTATCCTGGGTGGGGACAGGGCCGCAATAGCTCAGGTTATCGCAGTCGACCGGACTGCTGGCTGCGTCGTTGTTGGTGGCGAAGAGGAAATCTACACTGAGACACTGACCCGGACCGACGGTTCGCAATTCCCGATTTACCACACTGTCAAATTTGACCGCCCGGAAGGGGTGTGCCTGTATTTACAGGTCACGGCGACCAAAAGGGGCGATGATCAGGTAGATGCCGAGGCAATCAATGCCGCTATCTGTGCAAGAAAATTCCACATTGGGGAATCAGTCCAGGCCAACCAGTTTTACGGCCCGGCGTATTCCGTCGGGTCCAATTACGTTTTGACGAATTTGAAAATAAAAACCTATGGGGCGTGGACAGACGGTGAGATAGTGATCGCTCGGGGGCAGATACTCGGCCTGACCCCCGACCACGTGATGGTGACGGTGGTATGATCGAAAGTTACGAAAAATTATTGATCAAACAGTACTGGGACAGCCCCAAGGCCCGGGCCGATATTGCCCTCCGGCTGGGCACCCTGGCACCGATTGCTGATGTTTTGCTGGGACTCGCCGACGCCTTTGACGTTGACCAGGCCGTTGGAAGGCAACTGGACATCATCGGTCGGATTGTCGGATTAAATCGCCGGGTTCAGACATTTGAGATTCTCGAATTTTTCGGCTTCCGTGGCCACACAGGGGCGCGGGGGTTTGGTCAGGCCCCGTTCTACCGCCGGGGTGAACCAAAATACGGGTGGACAACGCTAGGTGACGAATCGTATCGCCGCTTCCTGAAGGCCAAAATCGCAATCAACAACGTCTGGGCGAAGATGATAGCGCCGGATTATCTGTCTATCCAGGGGGCGATCCAGCTTGCCAGTGATGGCCGGGCCTGGGTAGTGGATAATTACGACATGAGCCTGACCCTGTATGTTGATCCGAGCGTGCCCTTGTCGGAATTGCGACTATTATTGGCCCTGTGGCTTTTAGCGAGGCCCCAGGGGGTGTACTATAAGGTTATCCAGGCCGCACAAGCCGGCTATTTTGGATTTTCCAGCAATCCGAACGCCAAGGGGTTTGGCGTCGGGACATTGGCGAGAAAGTTCTTCTAGTAGGGGGATATATGGCGAAAATTGATAGAGTAAAAAACCTTGCAGCATTTGCAGGGGCAGCGCAGGCCAATGAGCGGACCATATTCGGCCAGGAAAGCCAGGCTGACGACCTAGACAGCCAAATCACCCCGGAATGGCTGCGGGGTTGGGGCATTGTCGGACCAAATGATGCCCCGACCATGCAGGATTTCAACGCCCTAGGCTACACGTTATCACAGCTGCTGGCCTACCTACACCAGATGGGGGTGGCGGAATGGGACGATGGCCAGGAATACTACACCGGGGCGGTATGCGGCCATGCAGGCAAGGTCTGGCAGGCGTCCCAGGACAATACAGACGAACAACCAGCCGACGGTAGCCCGTACTGGGTGCGGCTGCTGGTGGCAGGGGATGCGGCGGGGATTGCACCAAGGACAACCGGCATTACCGTCACTGTGGGGGCGGGCGGGGACTACCCGACAATCAATGCCGCCCTGGAAGACCTGTCAGCCAAATACTACCCCGCATATATCGCCGGGGGATTTACTGCCACAGTCAAATTATTGTCCGGGTTCGTTATGGCCGAGCAAGTCGCTGTCAAGGGCGTTGACCTTGGTTGGATTACGATTACCGCACTCGACCCTGAGACAACCATTGACACCGCCGGGCTGGTGGACGATTACCCGGTTGGGTCCGGGGCCAAGGCCGCATTTTCGGGACTGTCGGGGGCGGTCCTGCCTAATATTGGGGTGTTGTTTGCGATGGGGGCCGCCGGGGGGGCAGACGACTACCCCGGAATTTTGCTGTACGAACACGCCCGAGCAACGGTTCTGCCCGGTGCCGGGGTCCAAAATGCGAAGGGCAACGGTTTGATGATCCTGAACGGTTCATCAGCAATCGCAGATGATGCGATATTTTCCGGGGCAACACATCACGGCATCAGCCTAGACAACGGCCGAGTGCAGGCCGTGCGTGTGGACTGTTCCAACGCCGGCGAAAACGGCATCCAGGCCGAAGGGCGATCCACGGTCCAGGCCAGCGAAGCAAACTGTTCCAATGCTGGCAAGGTTGGCATCTATGCTGTCGGCGCCTCGATAATTGAGGCTTATAAAGCCACTTGCTCTAATTGCGCTGACTGGGGTGTTTTGGCCAACGAGGCATCCACGATCAATTGTCCCGAAGTTGTCGCTCGGAATTGTGGTGGGCCTGACATGAGAGGGGGAATTGGGGCGTTCAGGGGGGCCACAATTAACGCAGAAGGTGCGGACTGTTCGGGGTGCGTGGGGCAAAGTGCCGTATTAGCCAATTTCGGATCGATGGTCAATGCCAGTTACGCCAACCTATCCGGGTCGGGTGGCTGCGCAGTAGGAGTCTTTGGCGGCTCCACGGTCAACGCGCAGGGCGCAGACTGCTCCGCCAGTAGTGCGGATGGAATAGTGCTCTTTGGCGGCTCCACGGTCAATGCGCACGGCGCAACTGGCACAACCAGCGAGACACCAAACACGTTGACCGCCGCCGGGATCATCTTCAAATAGGAGGTCACACATGGGCGACCTGACTCGCAATTTCAACCTGTCCGAATTCCGCTGCAAGGACGGAGCACCGGTCCCGGACAAATACTACACAAATGTTCAGAAGCTCGCAGAAAACCTTCAAAAAATCCGAGACATTATAGACGAACCGCTCGTTATCGTTAGTGGATACCGGACACCGGAACACAACCGCACCTGCGGCGGCGCAACGAACAGCTACCATCTATCGGCCCAGGCGGCAGATATCCGATGCGGCGGTCTGGACGCGGTCGAATTGCACGCCGTTATCCGGGACCTAATCGCCAGCGGGTATGTCCACGACGGCGGTCTGGGACTTTATGACACGTTCGTCCATTATGATATTCGGGCGGTGCCGTATCGGTGGGATGAGCGCAAAAAAAAGGACACCAAATAATGCAACGATTCCAAGACCTTGTGCGAACACTAACACCGTTGATAGTTCCGTTGATTGCTCTGATATTGTCAGGGCTACTGTCCTATTTCGTGACAGTTTCGACACTCGACGCCAGAATCAGCGTCCAGGAACGCCGCTTGGATGCGGTCGAAAAGCAACAAGACAAAACGGACCAAAAACTCGACAAGGTCCTGGAATCACTATCGATTATCGGCGCAGATACACGGGTAACACGGGCTGAAGTGCGCGGCCTAGGTCAGCGACTAGACCGCATGGAAAATCGAATTGACATAGC